CCAGATAACGTTACTGCTTCAGACAAACGAATATCATAGAAACGGAAATACTTGAGACCGCAGATACCATAGAAAGAGTTTGCAGCAACTTTTGCAACTAGTTGCATGTTGAACAATGCCTTTGCCTTCTTTTCAAGATTAGCAATTTCATCAGCAGGTGCATTTTCAGTTTTCAGTTTCTCAATCTCCTGCTTTGTTGTGATCATATCCTTCTTGGCGTTCTTTCTCAAGTCGAGCATTCGTTTGACAAGTGCAGGTATGAAGCCAGTATGCTTACGAGAGAATCTTGCACCGTTCGTTGCTACTGTCAGGTCACGTTCTTTTTCTTCAGACAAATCAAGTGTCTTGTTCAATACAGAAACAATATCAACATCTTCACGCATATCAACAATTGTTTCTGGTGATATATTGAATGTTCTTAGAATGTATGGATACAGTGAGGTAAAATCAAATGATACAAGGAAGTCATGCTTACCTACAATTGGATTCTTAACATAGGCGCCTTCAAACTTCTCAGACTTTTCGTTTACTTTCTTATCAATTGGTGAGACAATGAAATTCTCATAAAGATAATTATGAATAATATTTTCCCAGTATCGCATTGGGCTGAAGATATCTTCAAAGTTAACTTTTGAGAAATAAGCAAGTGATAGAGATATCTCCATCAACTTCAAACGGTCATCAAGCCTCTCAACAAGTTCTGTATCTTTGATATTATAATCCATGAAAAGTTCAAAGTCCTTTTCATATAGATCAAACAAGTTGTCATAATCAGAAACATCTTCTTTTCGTTCATTCAATTCAACTTGTGCGATATAATCAAGTTTATAACTCTCACGATTTTTGAATGTGAACTTTTTATAGACTGCAAGATAATCTAATTGAGAGATGCCTGATATTTTATATTGAACTTCTTTGTTTCCAAAATCATTCTTTCTCTCAACAGAAAACACACGATGAAATGGTGAAAGCTTACGAAGAAACTTTTCACCAAAGATACCTTCAATTCTTCGACAGATGTATGGTATGTCAAAGCTATTTGAATTCCAGCCAGAGATGATATCAATTTCAGATGAAGACCATAAGTCGACAAATTCCATCAACAGTTTTTCTTCTGAATCAAACAGATAAACTTCAACATCATCTTTCTTGCTCTCATATGTAACATCGTCATAAGTCAAGCCAAAGGCGTGTGTCTTACCATGTATACGAAATGAAATAGCATTGATAGGAAACTTCGCCTCTGCTGGCTCAGGAAATGTACCATCAGTGAACACCTCAATATCAAGATAGGCGATGTTCACATATTTTGATTCAAATTCAATATGACCATCAAAGTTCTTTGCAATGAATTCAAACTCAGGTTTTGGATTGCCACAAATTGTGTAACCCTCAATGCCTCGGCTTGCAGCAACTTTTTCTCTCGCAACTTTTGCAGATTCAACTTCAACTGGTCGGAAGGTTTTACCATACAAATCACGAAACTCACCTTTAGGACTTGGTATGAAAAGTTCTGGTGTAAAGGCAAAATCGTTTTGTTTTCTCACGCCATTCTCAATATATCGCATATGAATACGATTATTGATCAAGGATACATTAGTATAGAACATTAATTTTTCCTTGCAAGTATATGTGGTTGTAGTACATCAAGACCTAAAGACTTGAACATCTTGACATTTCGATTATCATCGTCAATGACTAGAAAAACATCATATTGATCTTGAATTTTTTCTTTGTACATTTTTTCTTTGAAAACTGAAGTACGACCAAACTGATCTTCGGCCTTCATGATCAAAGTATACTTGAAATTGAAGTATTTGTCAAGCCATTTTTTAGTATGTTCTCGACAACTTTCGTTTCGTCCGGTGAGAAAGATGGGATAATATTCTGAAACTTGTACAAGTCCATTGATAAGATGTACCATTGGAACTATAGGCAAATCGTTTAAAACCTTTTCACTGAAATCATAAGGATCACGATGATGGTTATCTGCCACTGTGAGATCAATATCAATTATGATTGCCTGTGGTAATTTCATATATTCCTTTTTATAAGATTTTGTATTGTATATCTGCTTTCTTTAAATTCCTTTTGAAGTGTTGAATGATTGTTGGTGCAGGTATCCATTTCTTTCTGTAGTTGTCCATAGCCTGCTGTGGAACATTATGTACAGAGGTTCCGTGATACTCCGGTTGATAAATTGTAATTTTTAGATCATCTAGGTTCGGATCAATTCTTGGAAAGTCAGCAAGTAGTGTTGTGTTTGCAATCTGCGGTTCAGCAACCCACCACATTCTGTTTGCTGATATTGGATCACTATAATTCACCAAAGTTGACGCATGATTCTTTGTGCTTGAATTGACTGTTTGAAAACAATTCGCACGAAGGTCAACATTTGATGTATTTGAATTCGCAACAAAAGTATTTGCTGTGAGATTTACCGCTAAAACATTTTGCTGAAGAACACGAATGTATGGTACAAAGTCACGAATGGCAACAAATGTATTTGAAAATATAACTGTTTGATTAAATGCAAGATAACCAAAACCGCTTGTAAGGCATTGATTGTGTGCATAGCCAAGTTTTCGAATATCAAATTTATAGTTACCGTGTTGGTCAACCATAAATTGATCTGCTTCAAAAAACTTTGAATTATATTCTTGTGCAAGTTTTGCGGCTAGGGTTGTTTTTCCTGAACCGGGCAAACCTCTTATGAATATAATATGTTTCATAGTGTGTCATCTGGATGTTTGTATGTAGATACATAAGAATATCTACGAATATTATCAATGCATCCATTTCCACGATGTCTTATTTGTCCACTAAACACAACAACATCTCCATTTCTTGGAAGTGTACCAACCATATGTGTTTTACTTGGTAATAGAAATTCAGTTTCTCCACGAGAATTATATAAATCAAAATCAACTCTATCAATAACATAGGGTGTTAGTGTTGTCAAAATTCCACCATCTTTATGTAATATTGGATTTTCGTGTGATTGAAACCAATTAATTAAATTTTGAATTAAATTTTCTTTATAGTTACTAGTATTTATTGGAAAATTAGGAAAATCATTATTCAAAAATTCTAATATTGTATGATCAATTTCAGTCAGCATAAGTAAAAAATCTTTAAAAGCTGGAAACTCCTTTTCTGCTGATTGTAAATATCGTTGTTGTCTTGACTTTTCTTTAAAATTGTCAAAATTAAAAACAGCGCCAGTTGGTTTTTTAAATGTTTCTTTATCAAAATGGTCATAATACCATAATAATTTTTTTGATATTTCGGAAACTTCTGTCAATAATTCAGGAGCAAAGACATTATGATACACAATAAGATGAAATGGAAATTCATTATAATATGCTTCGTTTTCATCCTTTTCAATTATAATAGTTCCACGATCTAAAAATTTTTTCATAAGCAATTTCTAAGTGCAGTTCGCACTCCTTCAAAAGTTGTTGGATGGTAGAATGGAAGTTTAAGCATTTGGTCAACAGTCATACCGGCACCTAATGCCCATGATAAAGTATGTGCAAAATGTTCAGCATCTGGACAAATCATTTCTGAACCCAAAAATAAATTAGTTTTTTTATCTGCATATACTTTTATTACTCCAGAATTTTTATGCAAAATTCGTGAGCGACCTTGATCTTCAAATGATGCTACACCAATTTTAACATCATCTAAGTAATCCTGTAATTGACTATATGAATATCCAACTGTTGCTATACCAGGATTTGTAAATGTTATCGTTACTGGAGGTCCCATATAACGTTTTTGAATCGGTTCATCATTAAGTACTCGAATTATATTTTCAGCCGCCGCTCTACCTTCATCGGCAGCATCATGTAACAAAGGTCTTTGACCTGTACAATCACCAGCAATTAAAATATTTACTGGTTCATTTTGGTCATTTAAACAAAACATTGTTTCTGCATCAAAATTAGGCAATTCATCTGTAAGACCAACTCCGGCGTTTTGCAATTTCAATATACTAATATTTGGTCTTCTACCACTAGCCACTAATGTAGCATCTGAAAAAAGTTTTAAACCTTCAACATCAGATTCGTCATCCGCTACTTTAGCATCATTAACATCTTGATTATCAAGGTCTTTATAAAATATCCAATTTATATATTCGCCATTTGCCTCAAGTGTTGATTTATATTTTTTTATTTCTGAATTTGGATAAAAGTTTTGAAATTTATTTTTAAATAATTCTTTTGCATAGCTTGAAATGTCAGGATCTGTTAAATTTGAGATTTGGTTGTTTCTTCCAAAAATTGTAGTGTGTATTCCCAATTCATCAAAAGCTTGTCCTAATTCAAGACCAATCACACCTGAACCTATTACTGAGATGTGTTCTTCTGCTCTAAATTTTCGGTCAAAAATGTTATCACTTGTGAATAAACTTCCTTGGTATATAAAATCGTCATCACTTTGTCTATTTTTTTGTGATATTTCAAACTCTCTGGGAATTGATGGTTGTGAACCAGTTGCTACAAGATAGAATTTTGCATGTATTTTTATACCGCTAAAAGTACTTAATACACCATCATCATCAAAATAAACTACCTTTTTTAAAATTTCGTTTTTTGGTATTGTATCAACATAATCAGTTGTAAACTTTACAAAACGATCTCTTTCTGTTCTCACTCTTTCAAATATTCGATCAAAGTCTGGTTTGATCATTGATTCAAATCCAAAATTATAACTTGATTTTAAATCATGCATTCTCTCTGCTGCTGAAATAAGTAATTTACTTGGCATACAACCAACTCGAGCACAAGTTGTACCAAATTGACCTTTTTCAATTAGCAATACTGATAAACCTTCATTTTTTAAAATTTTATATGCAGTCATGCCAGAAGTACCAGCACCAATAATAGCAACATCAACATTATATTCTCTCTGCATTATAACTCCTTACAACTTTTTGGTGTGATGATTGTGTGTACATTTGTATATTCTTGTCCAAGATTATTTGCTAGACGACTATAGTCTTGCATCATGTGTTCAAGATTTGTATACTCAAATGCAATTTGCTCAGTTGTTAATTGAAAACGAATATACATTTCATGTTCATCTTGATAAGGATCAATACAAACAAGATATTCTGTATTGATAATTCTTTCCCATGATCCTTGATCAAATGTTGCTGTAATTCGGTGAAACATAATACTCCTTAATTAAAATATACTCATTAAATCTTTTTTATTGTACAATGGTAATTTCTCACCAAATACCCAGATTGGTTCTGTATAGGTACCATTGTTGACATTTTCAATATTCATTAGTCTTGACAATTGAAAACCAATCATACCACGAAACTCATCACGATATCGATCTACCATTGGATCACAAATGAATACTCGATTCTTTTGTGCATCTGTGCCAATGTCTGTAATGTTTACAAGTGTTGATCTTGATTTAGGCATAATATTATCAAGCACAACATAAAGAAATCCGTTTAGCCATTCGTTGTCAGATGAGTAACGGTTCCAAGATTGATTTGATTCTTTTGCGGAATCCTTGGCGTATAGCTCACGATTGAAATATGGAGGCGAAGAAAAAGTTATATCAATATTTGGTAAATCTTTATATGGTAAATCTTCCGCGGGTAAATTATATATGCGAACATTTTTCTTACCACGAATTTCAAAGTATTCATCACCTTCATGAAGAATATCACCTTTCTTTCCTAACCAGCTTTCATACTGTAAACACATTTCTTTGTATATCTCAAACATCTTTTCATTTGGGTCTGTACCTATATATGTACTTTTATTTGATAGATAAAATCCTGTCAAACGGTCACCCCAGCCACATGAGATATCAAAGATAGTTTCACCAGGAAATAAATTATAAATGTTCTTTGCCGTGTTGACATTGAATTGTGCAGCAACTTGACCGGCATAGCTAAAAACTTTTTTCAAGTCAGCTTCTGACATGCTCTTTGAAGGCAATCTTCTTAGAACATCAACAAATCTTGACACACCTTTTTCTGTAGTCCAGAGATGTACAGTGCTTTCACGATCAAGAACCTCACAGAGCATTCTCTCAGATTGAGCAAAATAATTTGAAATCTTATTTGCTGTTGTATTCTGAGGAAAATAGCCTAGAGTGTGTTCATCATAATCATACTTATAAGGATGTGTTGAGAGGCGATGCATCAACGGACTATTCATATCACTTTCATGAATAAATGGTGAAATAGTTTTTGTTGAAAATCGCCAGAACAAATCTTTGATATCGGCCAATTCAATCGGTGTACGAGGCATTGGCAGCTTGTACTCTAAAATGTAGTACATCAATGTAGCATGTACATAATCACTACCATATTTTTCGACAAAACCAGGCCAATCTTTAATTACAGGAAAACCACGGGAGTCGGCATCTCGTAGAAAAATTTTTAATACTCGATCATGTGGTTGTTTCCAGAGTTTTAAAACTTGTGAACGAAATGAATCTTGCTTTGTATTTTTTAAGATAGTTTGTGCTGCCATAATGAATTTTCAATTGCCTTTCTTTGCTGAAAGAAATGACGAAAGTTTGACATATATTCAAGTTTTTCATCATCATTTAAAAATGGTCTTGCTTGATGTTCAAACGGAGACAAATGCATCGGTGTTGATCCGATCAAACGGTCAGCAAGCTTTGTATCATTTTCATAAGTTGTTGTTGAATTATCATGGTTAGCATATGAACTTCTGGCACATCTTGCTGCCGAACAAATGATTGCTTCATCAAGTGTAAGATTCTTACCATCATTATCTTTGTAAAGCATACTGCCATTAATTTGACGAATAACATATGGAACGTGCCATTGATTTTCTTCAAGTATTATAGGCTCTTTACTGTTCTCAGTTTCATATACCATTTCTTCAACAATTCGACGAACGTCTTCTTGTGCATCATCATGAATTCTCAATTCAGCTATTTGCATCAGAGCATCTTCTTCAATAGTCAATGTCTCTTCTACCCAAACATATGGTTCTAAAATACGATTTGCAACTTCTTTATGCACATTAATTTTTTCCATCATGCTATGTGCAATACATGCAAATCTTGCGGAGAGTTTCCAAATCTTTGTTCCAAAAGATAATGTTGCTGGTGTTTGATTACCAGCTTGCATTCCTCGTTGATTTGTTCCAAACTTCACAGGAATATATGGATTAGTTTCAACTTCTTCCCGATACTTCTTTGTTGGTATTGCTCTTGAACTTTTTACTGAATGCGAAGCCGCTCGATGACGCAAGAGTTCGCTATGTATTATTCTACCATATTTTAGGTTAAAAGTCAAGAGTCTTTCCCCACTTGTTAATTTACTATCTTGAACTAAATTTGCCTTGATCATATACTACCGTTGAAGAGTTAGCAATAAAGAAACTGTCTACAATATCGGTCAGCGGAGAGTGTAGATGTTTCTCAGTGGTCAATTTTTTTATCCATTCTGAAGATTTTAATTCTATATTTATTTCTATAAATTTTTCAAGCATCAAGAATTTATTTGCATTGCCTTTACCAGTTGCCATCTTTTTAATTGCTGTTGGTGCAACTGTCACAACATTCAAATTATTGTTTGATAAGAAATATTTAAAGATACCGGTAGCTTCACCAATATCAAATAACCGACCTTTTGCGCCCATTGAATATCCCTCGAGAAGAATATTGAATTTGCGCACTGATTCAATTTCTGCTAATATTTTGTTTGTAAGCTTTTCTGCATTTTCTGAAAACCTAACAGGATTGTTTTTTGAAGATGATGTATCTTCAAATGTTATGTTCTTTGGAAAATCAAAATTTTTATGAGTGTTGCTTGATGATAGAAAGAAGAAAGAACTATTTTCGAACGTATGTTCGTATCGTGAATCCCAAAAACAAATACAAGGACTTGTGATGGAAAAATCAATTCCTATGTGTAACATGATGCTCCTAAATAATAATCGTTTAGATATATTATTTAGGAGACTTTGATATCACTTCTTATTGTCGACGAAGTCCTGGAATT